CACCATTCCCGTTTTACTAATGCGCCCTCTTCAGAGGTTGGCTGCTGTTGGTACTGCGCCTGCCACTTCGATATCGGCAATTCCTCCCGCAATACCTCAAGCTCTTTGAGATCCCAGAACTCTGGCCATAGTGCGCGCCCCGACGGGAGAATCGCCGGAAAGTCAATCGTTTCCCATGTATCGCCATCTTTTTCGATTGACGATTTAATAATTCTGCCGGTTAAGTCTTTCTTTGCCCAACGGGTCATTACGACAATAATCGCGCCACCCGGTTGCAAACGCTGGCGAGGACCTGACGAATACCATTCGTAAACTTTGTCATAAACCTCAGGATTAGTCGATGCAATTGCCGCCTCTTGCTCTGAATGGGGGTCGTCAATAATGAGCAGATCTGCACCCTTACCTGTAACGGTACCGCCAACACCAATAGCAAAATACTCACCATCACCGCTAGTGGACCAACGACCAGCAGCTTTAGAATCTGACCTAAGAGAGACATCTGGGAATACTTTTGCATATTGTTCGCTTCCTACTAAGTTNCGGACTTTACGTCCAAAGCCTACTGCCAGTTCAGCAGTGTTACTACACTGAATAATNTTTTTATTAGGGAANCGGCCCAAGAACCAAGCAGGAAGCATATAAGAAGCAAACTCAGACTTGGTATGGCGCGGAGGCATATTAATAATAAGTCTTTTGATTTTCCCATTTGCTATATCCTCAAATTTCTTAGCCATCACCTTATGGTGCGCCCCGTTGATAAATCCCGGCCACATCTCATAGACAAACGCCATAAAGTCCGTGGTCGCCTTTTCCCGCTTCTTGGAATTTAAATACACCTCCGCCGCCTCCAAAAAAGCAGCCTGCTGGGTGGGGTCCAGTTTCTTAACTAGCTCTGTTAGATTCATTTGGACGTTTCATTTTNATGTATGCGGGGCGGACAGATCGCGCGCTGTTGGGTAAACGCTTACAGTGTCCCAACTCACACAGCTTAACGATAATGCGCTGGATATTGGCTTTAGACTTATCCCCAGTAATATCCATGATGTTTTGAATAGATGGCCCGTAGCCGCGGCGCAGCCACCAAGTTTCAATAACCTCATAGACGTATTGTTGCTTTTCGGTCATAGCAGAAAGGATAGAACCAACCAAATAATGGCTAAACCTAATAGGGCTAGTAAAAACTCATCCTTTTTCATAAATGGCTTTCCCAGTGTACGTCAGGACTGCCGACGTTGATAGTACCGCTCGCGCCCGNTTCGCCCGCTACCCAATGCGCAGATGCAAGACGGTCTTCAGTCTGAACCATCCCATAGATACGGGAAGANACTTCTAATACATACTTAATATCATTTACTGANAATTGACCCATTAGCTGTAGGATACGAATAACGGCGTGGTCATTATCTAATGGGCGTGGTTTTACAATACTTTCAATCATTTCATAATCCTCTCTAATAGNTTCTTAGCCTGTATACCGGCATCCTTCTCTCTATCCTGCTGCTCTTTNATCAAACAACTATGCTCGTGGCTTAAAAACTCCACTAAGCGGGCGTACTGCTCCAATCTTCCAATCGCCCAATCCAACTCATACTTCACATCATTAATATTTCTCAAAATATATACCCCCCCCCACCCTATGCAAAAATAAAGGACAAGGGGGGTGTTTCTGTAAGTGGCAACGTTGCCAGTTGTAACATATTGTTTTTATTCATCTTTATTTTCATTCACTATAGGGGGGCTACTTTTGGGTAGTGATTCAGTGTGTGGAATAGTATGTAGATGGTCAGTAGGAGTCCCTTCTGCCATAAGAGGGGGTAGGGGGTCGCTGATCGTCTCTGGATCAATCAAGCTAGCCCCATGTTCTATCTCGTTCATTAGTGCAAGAATATCCGCGTCTTCTTCGTTGATTGTCCTTGCGTTGTCTGCTAACGCGGTCTTAAGCATAGCGAGCAGATCATCCTTCGCTTTATCACTATCTTTGATGACCTTAGTCTCTGATCTATGTATGAATGAATCCACACCCGCGATTGTGCCAAGAGCTTTCAGAGCATTCACTCTTACACTAGGGTTAGAATCCTCGGCAATGGCTTCCACAGTTAATCTATGAGCTACTAACGCCCTTACTTGTCCAGCAGAATACGATCTCTCGAACTCAATCGCTAGCTTTATTGCCTCTGTAATTCCCTGAATATCCCCCCGCTTGCTCATCTCATGCCCTCGCTTAGCTACTGTTCTGCTATTGCCCTTACTGTTATATGCTTTCCGATACGCTCCCGCTTTAGTATCACCGCGAGCAAGATTCTCACAATACTTTAATTGCTTAGTAGTTAGAGCCCTTTTATCCACATTCAGTAATTCATGGATAGGTCGAGAATCTATTGCTTCGTTTATTTGTGCTTTAGTTAGCTTGGTGAGTCGCATTGGTATATATACCCAGAACAGAATCAGAACATGAGAAGGACTATATCACGACTACTGTATATCTGCACAGTAGTGTTTATTCATACAGTATCTATCTATATATGACGATCTAAACCGATCCCATGTGGGAAAAACTAACGGGCTTTTAGGTATGCCAACAATCTAAACTTTCTCACATTGTGAAAAACTATTTTTGATTTTCTTGATCTAGGTCAAGAATTTAATAAAAATTGGGTAGTAAATTATACACATGGCGACTTGCCATAGAACAGAGGATAGACAACATGGAAAACAATCAAATAGCATCAATTATTCAAGAATCAGGAATTGCCCGTCTTTTTAGGCATGAATCAGGCATTCCAAAAGTAAACGCTCAAGAGAATCTGAGAGGCATTAACCATTTCGCGGATGAATCAACGCTCCGTTTTTTTGGGTCTCGGATCAGTAGTGCTCATGAGACCTCTAGCGGTTTATTGTTTTATATCATTGAATCGTCATTTCTTGACTACAACAAGACAAAACGGGGCTTTAGATATGCAATATTTGATATTTTTGGGGAGTCAGTAGCTAGACCAGCACTTGACGAGGCATTTTCTACCAGCGAAAAGGCAAGAAAAGCCATGTATCAATTTTTAGACACTTTCAGCGAGGCAGAGCACTATAAAAAAGCATTGTTGAGCATAGCTAAGCGGGCAGAGATCAAAGCAGAAAATGCAAGGGAAGCCATAGCACAGATTACAGAGGATGCAACAGTATGAAAAAGATCGAAACGGGAGCAATCCCGTCCACATGGCACAGATGACAGACAGTCTTGCTGATTATGTAGCAAATCACTATTAAGGGGGGGGTTATGAACTTATCACAAATGCAAAAAACCATCTATATGCAATCCATGATGGATATTGAATCCATGAGCTTAGACGAGCTTAGAGCCGAACTCTCGCACTTCTATGAAAAGGAAGTTATTAACATGGATAGCGAGGAAATCCGAACAACTTACAACTACTTAAAAGAGGGGGAATTATGAAAACTATTGACCTATACGGGCAAACAATCGAGGCATACACACCCACAGAGCTAGAGAGCTTAAAAACGCATGGCAAGATTGCGGGCGGGATATGGTTCGAACAATGGCAATATCAAGGGTCAAGGGATGAAGGCACTTGCACAGGCGGAAAGGGCTTGCAGGTTTGGTATGTTGGCAAGGGAAAACGCAAACCCGAACTATTAACAATTACGAAGTGCGAGTGGGTTCAAGGTAATGTATCGGCTCAACGATCAAAAGACAATGCTCTTAACTATTTAGAGTCAAACGGCATAAAAGCGACTTATTATGATGGCTGGATGGACTAATGAACACGATCAGAACGCTAGAAACCTCGCTTATATGGCAAAGGTTTATTTTAAATAGAACCACAGACCCCAAGCAAAAAGAAAGGGCAGAGCAAGCCATCGCGAAACTTGAGCAAGAACTAGCACAAGCAAAACAGTAAACCGGAATCTGAAACCCTTATAAACGAGGGTTTTGGATTAGGGTTTATCCCTATATTGTTGTTTGTAGTATGAGGCTATTGTTTGCAGTAGAAGTCTATTTTTTAATTGAGGGTCAGGCTTATTCAGAGGAGGATATATGACCGAGATCAAGTTTTTAACCGAGCAAGTCTATGACTTTTTAATGGAGAACTCTTATACAAAACTAGATTTTGTAAAGAATTTTCCGGAAAGCCATATAGATTATGACGATTGTGCAGTTTATTTACAGGGTAGTAGTAGTTTGAGGTCTTACAAATTAACTTTAGAGGAGATTCAAAATGCCTAATTGGTGTGCTAATACATTGGAATTAAAACACGCTGATCCAGCGATGATTAAGCGGGCTAAAGATGCTTTTGAAGCTGGCAGATTGTTAGATGAGTTTATTCCTGTGCCTTTGGAATTAAAAGAAGGAGCTATGAATATTGACGAATTGCGAAAAATCAGGAATTGGGAATATAAAAAGGAACTTGATGCAATCCGCGAAAATTTAAACACTAAATATTTTGGCTTTAAGGATTGGTATGATTTTTGCGTATCAGAATGGGGAACTAAATGGGATATTGGCGGAGATGAAGGCATGGCAACGCTGAAAGAAGATACGCTAATTTTGGCTTTTGATTCAGCATACAGTCCACCTGTTGATGCTTACAAAAAACTAGAGCAGATGGGTTTTGAAATTTGGGCTTTATATTACGAATCAGGGATGATGTTTTGCGGATCATACGGGCAAGGCAACGATAAATTTTATGATATTGATGCTGGCTCTGAATGGGTAAAAGAGAATATTCCAAAATATTTAGACGAAGAATTTGGTATTTCTCAATCTATGGCTGAATGGGAAGATGATAATGAAGAGGAGGAAAAAAATGCTTAGATGGATAGTATATAAATTGAATAGTAATGAGATTTTGGGTTATTACGATACCTTACGCGAAGCATTTAGGGCGGGCTGGNTTNANGAACATAAGACCGGAGAGCATTACTACATTGAAGACGCACTTCACGATGAANAATTAAGCTGGAGGGATGTTGAATGATTACGATCACAGAAGAGCAATACGATAAATTAAGAGGTCTTTTAATGTATGCCGATTGGTGGTTAGATGACTACCCTAAGAATATATATCCTGAGCAATACGAATCAGATAAAGAAGAAATTACACAGGCTCAAGAAGTAATACAAGATATAGACGCAAGTCTTTTATTAACTACACCTAAATTTGAACCAGCACAGGAGGAAGTATGAATATCGGAGATAGAGTAAAGGTCATAGACCAAAACATTACAGGCACTATTGTTGAAGAATGGGGTAGTAAGGTCGTTATTGAGGAAG